TACGAGGACACTCCTTCTGGAAGTGAGTTGGTAACTAATGGAACCTTTGATACTGATAGTGCTTGGGCAAAAAATGGATCGACTATTGGATCTGGAGTAGCAACAGTTACAGTAACAGGTGGAGGTTATTCAAACATTCAACAAAGTTTAACTTATGTATCTGGAAGAAAATATACTGTGTCTGCCACAGTTAATGGTACAGCAGGAAAGGCTATTCGTATTCAAGACAATACAGGTAATACTGGAGGACTAGGCAGCGCAATAACTGCAACAACTCTAACAGGAAACGATCAGAACTTGTCTTTTACTTTTACAGCTAATAGTAACTCAAATGTAATTTCAATAGCCCGAAATACTACCAGTGGAGATTACTCTTTTACCGTAGACAACATCTCAGTCAAAGAGGTAGCAATGTTGTCCCCTTCCGAATACATCAGCACCCCCGTAGTTTCCAACGATGGACTAACATTTACCGAAACAACACTTGATGACTTTGTTGGCGGTGAGAACCTACACGCACATTCGACAGGTGTTAATTCTACAACTTACCAAAACCTCTTTCTTGACACACTTACTGCAAATGTTTCAACTGCCCCTGACAACTCAACAACAGCAGCTAGAGCAAGGGCTTCATCAGGAACATCTAGACATGAATTACACGTTAAATTTGCAGGTGTTTCAGGTAATATCTACACACATAGTATGTATGTAAAACCGCTAGGCTCTATCACACATATTACTATGTCGGCAGGGGGAGCAGGAAATTCAAAGGCGAACTTTGATATTATCAATGGCACAGCAGGAGAGATAGGGGGCAACAATTTAGGACACTCGATAACTTCAGAAGGTGATGGTTGGTTTAGAATCTCTATTACATATCAAGCAACTGTTTCTAGCAGCACTTCAAAAGTATATTTCTCGATGGGTGAATCAGCTTCTAGTGCGTCAGTCTATTCAAATGTAACAGGAGATGGTACAAAAGGATTTTTATACTGGGGCGCTCAGACTAACACTGGTTCAACGATTAAAAAACATCAACCCACAACAGGCACAGCAAGAGACGGAAACGCTTCAATCGTCACGTTATACAACCAAACGGGAGGGGAAGATGCTATCCAAGCTACTCAAGCAAATCAGCCGTTATTGTATAATGCAGGGTTGCTTGTAAGATCTGGAAGTAGTCCTGCTTGGGAGTTTATAAACAGTGGTTCAACTTTTCACAATTTAGAATTGTTCGGTCAAATTGAAGTAGAGCGTCTTGATGCTTGGTTTGTTGCTGATACTGCCGATGATCTATATATTTACCCAGGTCATTTAAATTCTGGCTCTAAGTTTGGATGGGTAATACAAGATGGAGCAACAAGTGGACTTTTAAATGGAACCTATGGAGCGCCTGATTCTAAACTTTACGCCAATGGCACTTTACTAAGCGGATCAGGATCTAATAGAGACACCTTTCACTCAGGCTTAAACGGGCGTAAACTCGTTCATCACCAAGATGCCCAAACAACTACATGGAGTCAACTTATGATGGGGTGGTATAATACTGGCCCTGCTTCTAATTTTGGTTTTGAAGGAAAGTTTTCCGAATGGATCTTCTTTGATTCTGACCAATCAGCCAATAGGACTGCCATTGAAAAACACATAAATGACTTCCATAACATTTTCTAGAAAAAATTATTATTATCATGACCGATCCATTTTACATTATATACGACAACGAGGCTCAAGCACTTCTTAGAAGTCAACAAGCAGGGGGCATGAGAGGACTTAGTTGGTCGCTTAACGGAACTGGAAGTAGGTACTGGTTTTCTGTTGTTGTTGAAAGCAAAGAAGAGAACCCTAGAGCAGCGATAGTATTAACAACAACAACGGAAACAGAAACCGATGACGAAGGTGAAGTAATCTCTTCAACAGTTGTTGCGGTTGATAAAGACATTCTCACAGATGAAGACGAGGTTGTCGAATCCCTTCCAAGCGACTGGGCATATCCTCCCGAACCCGAAGAACTCGTACAACCTGACTAAAAATTTTTTATATGAATTACGAAAATCAAACCGCCGAACATATTTATACAGTTCTCGAAGGGCGCAGAAACAGTTACCTTGATAGGGCCAGGCAGTGTTCAAAGCTGACAATTCCTTATATCCTCCCTGACGAAGGTTTTGGGCAGCACTCAAGACTTGAAACTCCTTTTCAAGGTGTAGGAGCAAGAGGCGTTAACAATTTAGCTTCAAAGCTCCTACTGGCCTTGTTGCCTCCTAACATATCATTCTTTAGGCTTCAGGTTGATACAAACAAATTACAACAAGAAGGAGCGCCGGAAGAAGTTATAAGTGAAATAGATTCCGCTTTGCGTAAAGTAGAAGACGCAGTAACAGATGAGATTGCAAGAGAGCGCTATCGTACAGTTATACATGAAAGTTTAAAGCAGCTGATCGTTACTGGTAACAGTTTGCTTTATCTTGACCAAGACGGAGGCATGCGAGCCTTTAGGTTGGATAGGTTTGTTATTGAGCGCGATCCTATGGATAATGTTTTAACAATAGCAACAAAAGAAACTTTAAGCTATGAAGCGCTCGATGAGGACATTAAAGCAGCCATACAGAAGCCACAAGATTCTGGAGTAGGTAGTGGAGGTACTGTAAATCTTTACACTGCTGTATGTAAACACGGCGATAAGTGGATGTTGAAGCAAGACATCAACGGTGTGATTTTACCTCAGACCGGGACTACTTTTCCTCTTGATAAAAATCCGTACATACCGCTAAGATTTAGTCGTGTTGACGGAGAGAACTTCGGACGTAGTTATGTTGAAGAATACCTAGGCGACCTTCAGTCCCTGGAGGCTTTGACTAAAGCTATTGTTGAAGGTAGTGCAGCTGCTAGTAAGATTCTTTTTCTTGTAAATCCAAACGGCACAACAAAACCAAAAGACATGAACGCACCTAACGGAGCTATAGTGCAAGGTAACGCAGCAGACGTCAGTGTTTTACAACTTAATAAATTTAACGACTTTAGAGTAGCCGCTGAAACTATAAACCAAATTAAAGATAGACTAGCTCAAAATTTCTTGCTCACTAGCAGCGCTATAAGAAACGCAGAGCGAGTGACTGCTGAAGAGATACGATTGATCTCTCAGGAGCTTAACGCTGCTTTAGGTGGAATATTTAGTTTACTTAGTAATGACTTGCAGACTCCGTTGCTTTCTAGATTGATGGACGTCATGCAGAAAAACAAGAAGATGCCAAAGCTTCCAAAGGATCTCGTAAGTCCTGTTATTGTTACAGGTCTGGACAGCCTAGGCAGACAGGGAGATCTTAACAGTCTTGATTCATTTCTTGTTGGTTCAAGTCAAGTTCTTGGACCGCAAGCTGTAGCAAACTTTGTTAATGTCTCTGAATACATAAAGAGACGCGCTACTGCTTTAGGCATTAAGACTGCCGGGTTGATCAAAACCCAGGAGCAGTTGGCAGAAGAACAACAACAACAACAACTGTTGGCTCTCAGTGAAAAGCTTGGCCCAGCAGGAATAAAAGCAGCTAGTGATCAAGCTTTAGCTCAAGAAGGGCAAGCAGAACAACCACCAGTTGAATAGATGGGAAGTGATAAAAATTATGGAACAATACATAGTAAACGAGAAACAAAAAACCGAAGAGGGGAACATAAGCCTGGAGGAGCAATTAGCTCAACAAGAAGCTGCTCAACAAATACAGCAAAACCCTTCTGGACAAGAGGCACAACAGCAGCCTCAAAATGTTGAACCACAGCAACAAGAACAAGATTTAATCTTAGGCAAATTTAAAAGCCAAGAAGATCTTGTTGTTGCTTATGAAAATTTAGAAAAGAAACTTGGAGAAACAAAACAACAAGAGCAAGCAACTGAAGAAAACCTAGCGCAGGACTCTAATGTTTCTCAAGCAATTCAAAACGCTAGTGATGCCTTTTACAACGACGGTGAGCTATCTGAAGAAAACTATAAAGCTCTTGAAGAAAACGGCATACCTAGAGAGTTTGTTGAGGCTTATGTTCGTGGTCAAGAAGCATCAATGGAGTCTGAAGTTGCAGAAATTACTAACAGCATAGGAGGACAAGAAAACTATGACGCTATGATTCAGTGGGCCTCAGAATCTTTGCCAGCTGATGAGATAGATACTTTTGATACAATAGTTTCTGAGTCTTCACCTGAAGCTGCAAAGTTAGCTGTTAAAGGGTTGTATGCCCGGTACAGATCTGAGTCTGGTAGCGGACCAATAAATATAGCTCAAGGACAAACTTCAGGAGCTGCGGTCCAGCCTTTTAATAGTAACGCTCAAGTAGTCGAAGCAATGAAAGACAGACGATATGAAACAGATCCTGCCTACCGTGAAGAAGTCGAAAGACGCTTGGCAGTATCAACAAGGGTATAATAAAAATTATGATAACGTACATTATTGAGAATAAGGAACAGCTTATAGCCATCGCTACTGCTGTCGTCACTGCTGCTAGTCTTATATCGGCTATGACACCAAATAAAGCTGATAATAAAATAACAGCAACAATACTTAAACTAATTAACTGGCTGGCGATAAACGTCGGTAAAGCAAAACCAAAAAGTTAAACATGGTAAAAGTACTCGTAAGTCTGCTTTTAAGTTTCCCTAGGATTTGCGAGTACTTTTTTAAAATAGTCGAAGCTTATGAAAAAGAAGCTTATAGGCGTAACCGTGAGCGCAACATTGATCTTATTGACGACTGGCTGCAAGACGATACAGCCGCCTCAGAGCAAGATTCCCCTTTTTATCTCGAAACTCAAAGCCCATTCATTCACCGAACCTCAAAAGGAGATTATCGCAGAGATTCTAAGATACACGAATGATTTGGAGCATCGAAGATAATTTTAAAGATTTCAACCACACAGAAGAACACACAACAAAAGCAACCGAAAGTTTGTTTTATGTTTAGCCCCTTGCGAGGGACAACTAAGCTAAGTAAACACTCATAGGTCTTTTTGTTTTATTCATTAAGTGAGTTGTTCAACCCAAACTAATAAACAACAAACACTAAATAAAATAGAAAGGACATATTAAATTATGGCTAATACAAATCCATCAAGGATAGGACAGTCGCATACCGTGTCGAACGGCAGCGTAGGCGATGCTGATGCTTTATTTCTTAAAGTATTCTCTAACGAGATCCTAACCACATTCGACGAAACAAACGTGATGAAGGACTTGCACACTACCAGAACAATAACTTCTGGAAAGTCAGCGCAATTCCCTGTAAGCGGTATTGCAGAAGCTAAGTACTATACACCGGGTCAAGATATTCTCGACGCTGGTAATAGTTACCTCAGTAACATTAAGCACAACGAGAAGGTTATCTTTATTGATGACATGCTAATTAGTTCAACATTCATTGCTGAATTTGATGAACTAAAAGCTCATTATTCAATGAGAGCAACCTACTCAAAAGAGATCGGAAAGGCGCTTGCCAAGCGTTATGACCTTGCGGTTATGAAGACTTGGGTAGCTGCTGCTAGATCTGCTGCTAACATCAACGGAGGTGACGGCGGTACTGTTATTGACACACCGTCAGGCGCTAATAACCTAGACACAGCTCCTGAACTTATTGGGGTGCTTTTCGAGATGGCTCAAAAGCTTGACGAGAAGAACGTGCCAGACGACGGACAGCGTTTTGCAGTGTTACCACCAGAGCTTTACTATAAGCTAATTACTTCTGATAACTCAGCAGTATCACTAGCTCTTAATCGTGATGCTGGTGGTGTAGGTAGTGTTGCTACTGGTCAAATACCACAGGTAGCTGGCATTAAGCTTGTCAAGTCTCAGCACATCAAAGACGTGAGATCAGACTTCTCAAGTACAACTACTGGTGACGGTAGTCCTGCTGTTAAGAACGACGTGTTCGGTGGAGGTAGTGATGGAGAAGGATACAACGGTGATCTTTCACAAACTGCAATCATTGGCGGACACCCAGCAGCTGTTGGAACTGTTTCCTTATTGGACCTTACTACTCAGTCAGAGTACAGTATTGCCCACCAAGGTACATTGTTCCTGGCAAAGTACGGTCTTGGACACGGAATCCTCAGACCTGAGTGCGCTGTAGAAATTAAATTATAATATCTATAAACACTTATAAACATCACAGAGAATTGGGTGGGAGTCATATAGGCTCCTGCCCTTTTCTTTTTACCCACCAAACAAACAACTCACATTGACTTAAAAATTTATGGCAACACTTACGACACAGCTTGAGGCTGTAAACACAATGCTAGGATACATAGGCGAAGCGCCTGTAAACAGCATAAGCAACACACAGGAGCTTCCAGTGTCAGCTGCCCTCGCTGTTACTGTTCTTGCAGAAACTTCAAGAGAGGTCCAAAGTGAAGGCTGGCATTTCAACACAGAAAATAAAATTACACTTACTGGAAGCGCGGCTGACGGCAAGATAACTTTAGACGAAGACGTTTTACAAGTAGACCACGAAGGCGCTGATGATGTTGACCTAGTGCAGCGTGGAAGATCACTTTACAACAGAAAAGACAACACAGAGGTGTTTACAAACCCTGTTGAAGTCACTGTAGTAAGACTGTTAGATTTTGACAAACTTCCAGAACAAGCTCGCAGATATATAACACTTAGAGCAACCCGGTCTTTACAATCTAGACTTGTTGGTTCTAGAGAACTTGAAGCTCTCATTATACGCGACGAGTTTGCAGCTAAAGCAAACCTGGAGAGAGCTGACGGCGCTAACGCTGACAGAACTATTTTTGACAACTACGACACAGCGACAAGAATAGGAATAAACAGAAACTACGATTTAATTTAAAATAATGGCTTTAATTAATACTTCACTTCCAAACCTTGTTCAGGGTGTCAGTCAGCAACCAGACACTTTAAGATTTGACGGACAATGTGAGGATCAACTTAATGCGTTGTCTTCAGTAGCTGATGGATTAAAAAAGAGGCCGAATACAAGATACCTGTCAGAACTTATAAGCACAGCAGTAGCCGACGGAGCCTTTGTTCATTTCATTAATAGAGACAAGGATGAGAAGTATGTTCTTATTATTAATAACAACATTGTACGTGTATTTGACATATTAAACTTTTCTCAAGTTAACTACTCCGGTCCTGGGGCTTCTTCTGGATCTGGTATGTCATCTAATGAATACCTTCACGTTCCTTCCGGTACAAATCCTAAAGACGTTTTAAAGGCTCTAACAATCAACGACAACACTTTTATTCTCAACACAACCAAGAACGTAGGAAGAACAAACTCAAAGAGTGCAGCTTTAACAGACGATAACAAAGCAATAGTATTTATAAAGCAAGCAGATTACGAAACTGAATACACTATAGAAGTTACGGATGAATTTGGAAACGTATACAAGGCATCTTATGTTTCTGGTAAAATACAGTCAGGCAAAACAAAAGACGCCAGACTTAGAACTAGTTTTATAGTCTCTAGGCTTAGAGAAACTCTTGATCACGTTCTACACGGAGAACCCACTTCGGGCGCGGGGACTAACAACACTGTCTTTACTGTTTCTGCTATAAATGAAATAGCACTAGGAGCTACCAACGACAAACAATCAATTATTTTTGAAGATGGAGCGCCTATAATACATACAGGTACTACGGACCCCGTAACAAGACCAGACAACTTCTTTACTATATCCTCTAGCTCTTCTTCTCCTTTTAAAATAAAAGTATCTGACAGCAAGTCAGGAACAGCCCTCGGCGTAGTTTATAAAGAAGTAGACTCTATATCTGACTTACCAAAGACTGCTCCAAATAATTTTAGAGTAAAAGTAAGAGGGTCTGTAGAAGATAACGAGGATGACTATTATGTTAAGTTTCAAACTAACGACGGATCTGCTATAGGTAACGGAGGATACGTTGAGGATGTAGGATTTGATGAGTTTATACAACTAGATGGAAATACCCTTCCCTTTAAACTTGTAAATACATCGCCTAATAATTTTACTATGGCAGCGTGTTCTTGGACAACAAAGCAAGCAGGAGACGACGATACAAACCCATTCCCTTCTTTCTTTAACTCCTCATCGGCAAATAACGGAGACAGAAAGATATCTAACATATTCTTTTTCAAGAACCGACTAGGATTCCTTTCAGAAGGCAGCGTCATCTTATCAGAAGCAGGAGAATACTTTAACTTCTTCAGGACCACTGTAAGAACTTTATTGGACTCCGATCCTATTGACGTAAACGTTGCTAGCACAAAAGTTACACAACTAAAGTCAGCTGTAGGTTTTCAAGAGAACCTTATACTGTTTGGAGAGCGCGGCCAGTTTGTTCTTAAAGGAGGAGATATACTTACTCCAAAAACAGTATCTATAACACCAGTTACAAACTACGAAACTGACACTAGCACAACACCGCTTGAACTTGGAAGTTACGTTTACTTTCCTTTTACAAGAGGAAGTTTCTCAGGAGTGCGTGAGTTTACAATAAACGCAAACACGGACACCTATGACTCTGTTGAAATAACAGGACACGTACCTCAATACGTTCCGTCAGACGTAATGGACATGGCAGGTTCAACAGCAGAGAATGTTATATGTGTTGTAGCTAAGAACACAGCTACCGATACTTCTATCCAGAAAGATATGTACGTATACAAGTACTACTGGGAAGGAAACAAAAAAGTATTAGCAAGTTGGTCCAAGTTTACTTTTCCCTTTACCATTGTAGGTTTTGATTTTATTGAAAGCGATCTATTTATTGTTGGAACAAAAAGCAATAAAACTATTTTAGCAAAGCTGCCGATGGAAGAAAAGCTTATAGACGACGGTGCAGCCTTTAACACCTATTTAGATTTAAGACAACAAGCTACTATTGCAAACGGACAAATCACTCTTTCATTTACTCCAGAAAGTGACGATGTAATTCAAGTTTACACTAGAGAGTCTGGAGGAACTAAAGCAGGAGCTTTGATACCTTGTACTGTGAACAACAACGTAGTCACTGTTGACGCATCCCATGACACTACACCTGTTTGGGTAGGTATAAAATATACTATGAGTTACACCTTTAGTGAGCAGCTTTTTAGACAGAGAGCCAACAAACGAAGCAGTCCTTCAGGATACCAAAGGCATTTCTTAAAGGGAGGCACTTTGTTCTTTGATGACACTGCAAGCTTTAAAGTACAAGTTACCCCCAAGGCCCGACAGACTTACAACAACGTATTTTCTAGCAACATCGTTGGCAGCACGGTTGTCGGAACACTTCCCATAGAGTCCGGTTCATTTTCATTCCCAATCATGTCTGCCGCAAAAGACACAACAATAAAAATAGTAAACGATTCAGCGTTACCCGGTAACTTTCAGTCCGCTGAGTTTGAATCGTTCATCCACTCAAGATCTCGACGTGTTTGATAGAGTCATTGTAAGATATGATAAAGTAGACGTCATTGACGGACACCCAGACCACGCTGATTACTTGGCAGATAAGCTAAGAGAAATAGATGTGATTGAGTGTATGGCTTTTGGAAAGAAACCAAAAGAAGCTCTGATGTCTGCCTTTGAACACGACATGGCTACTATGACTGTTGTTGACAAAACAAACAAACCTCTTGCCATGTTTGGCGTAGGAGAAAACGACGAAATGCCTTATGTTTGGATGCTCGGTACAGAAGAGTTTCCAAAGGTAGCTAGAAGAGATCTTATAAAACACTCAAAGACCTGGATAAGAGAACTTCTTAAAATTACAGGCGGAGCGGCAGGGAATGTTGTTCACTGTTATAACCGCCCGGCTGTACGCTGGCTTAACTGGCTTGGCGCAAGTTTTACTCAACAATTAACAATCAAAGGTGAACCCTTTTTTCAATTCATTTTAATAAACAAAGACGTAATCGACGAATTTTATGTGTAGCCCATTAATAGTATCTTCAATCGTTGGAGCAGCTGGTACTGTCTCTTCAATTCAAGGACAGAGATATCAAGCAGACGCTCAAGCGCAAGCTCAAAAAGTAGCTTCAGCACAAGAGAGACAAAGATATCTGGCTGAAGTTTCAGCAATGCGAATGCAGGAGCAACAAGAAATGATAACGCGCTCACAGCGCCTTCAAGCAGCTGCAAAGGG